GTGCAACAGTCACCACAGCCGAAATAAACATCATGGATGGTGATACGTCTGCCAGTGCTACTACTGTAGTAGACGCTGACCGTGTTGTCTTCAACGATGCAGGAACTATGAAACAGGTGGCGGTCACAGACTTAGCTGCCTATTTTGATGACGAAATTACGGCGATGCCAAACCTTGTTACCACCGCAGCTACGACTGTGGGGGCACTCAACTCTGGTTCGATCACGTCTGGTTTTGGTACGATTGACACAGGATCGTCAACCATAACAACCACAGGTTTAATTACAGGCGGTTCTCTGGATATTGACGATGTAGTTATCAACGGCACAACAATCGGTCACACGGATGATACCGATTTGCTTACCGTTGCTAGTGGGCTGCTGACTGTGGCAGGTGAAATATCTGTGACTACACTGGATATAGGTGGTACAAATGTAACGTCTACAGCAGCGGAATTAAACATTCTTGATGGTGTAACGTCCACGGCAGCAGAACTAAACATTCTTGATGGTGTAACGTCCACGGCAGCAGAACTAAACATTCTTGATGGTGTTACTGCTACCACTGCAGAGCTTAACTACAGTGACACAGGTGCTGCTGTAGGCACAGTTGTAGCTAGTAAAGTAGTTACAGCAGATGCTAATAAAGACGTAGCCAGCTTCCGTAATATTACTTTAACAGGTGAGTTGGACGCAGGTTCGCTTGACGTATCAGGTGACGCAGACATTGATGGAACCCTAGAAGCAGATGCGATTACGGTTAATGGTACAGCACTAAATACAGTTATTGCAGGAGTAACAGTTGCTAATGCTACTTTGGCAGCAACAACTACCGTTACTGACAGCACAGCTAACACTAACTTCCCTGTTGTGTTCCATGACGAATCAAATGGACTGCTGGATGACACTGGTGCTTTGCGATATAATCCAAGCACAGGCGAACTGTTAGTACCTAAACTTACTGTGGCAGGTACAACGACCACCGTAGATACCGTTACGATGAATGCAGCAAATGCCATTATTTTCGAGGGTGCCACTGCTGACGCTAACGAAACTACACTTACTATTATAGACCCGACGGCGGACCGCACGATTAACCTTCCCGACCAGTCGGGCACAATTCCTTTGCTGGCTGCAGCAAGTAACACAGCCATTACGTCTACCCCTGCCGAACTAAATATCCTTGACGGTGCTACAGTAGTCGTAGGCGAAATCAACGCACTTGATTTGGGTTCAACAGCAGTCGGTAACGCTATTGCATCTAAGGCAGTTATACTAGACTCCAATAAAGACTACACAGGCATTCGCAACTTTACAATTACTGGTGAGTTGGATGCAGGTTCTCTTGACATATCCGGTGATGCAGACATTGACGGTACTTTAGAAGCTGATGCAATCACGTTAGATGGCACAGCGATTACCACAGTAGCTACTCTGTCCACTGGTATATCTAATGGCAATCTGCCTGTGTTTACTAGCGGTGCTGCCGACAATGACTTCTTACGTATTGACGGTACATCCATTGAAGGACGTTCTGCATCAGAGGTGCTGTCGGATATAGCAGCAGCACCAGCGGCAGGAAGTTCTAACATTGTTACAACGGGTGCGATAAACAGTGGCAGCATCACCAGCGGATTCGGTGCTATTGATAATGGATCAAGTGCCATAACAACTACGGGCACAATTACCTTTGGCAGTATATCAGATGGCACAATAACGGCCACAGCATTTGTTGACGAAGACGACATGGCGTCTAACAGTGCAACTCTTATTCCTACACAGCAATCTGTTAAAGCCTACGTTGATAATGAGATAACTGGTGCGGGTGCTATGGCTAGCTTCCAAGTGGAAGATGATGACGGCACAGAAGTTACAATCAACAACGCCAAAGAACTAAAGTTTATCGGTTCAGGAATAACCACTAACTTTACTGACACGTCCACGGGCAATGACGGTGATCCATTTGATCTTACATTTACAGTTGACGCTGCACAGACAGGCATTACCTCTATCTTGGCTACAGACTTAAAGATTGGTGAGGATGACCAGACCAAGATTGACTTTGAGACTGCAGACGAAATACATTTCTATGCGGCTAACGTGGAACAGGTATACTTGGGTGACAACATCTTTGGGCCACAGTCTGACAGTGACGTTGACTTGGGCAGCAGTTCTGTGCGGTGGAAGGATGCGTATGTAGATAGCATCACCGTAACAGGCGAGGTAGACGGTGCTACCCTAGATATATCAGGAAATGCAGATATTGATGGCACCCTTGAAGCTGATGCTATTACAGTGGATGGGACTGCGCTAGATACGTTCATTGGTAACACTCTCACTGCATTCCCTACAAATACGGATGCAGCCTCTAGTGATCTATTAGTCGTATATGATGTAACAGCAAGTAGGTGGGAAAAACAAACTATAGCTAATGCTGCATTGGCAGGACCAACTGGCCCAACAGGACCCACTGGACCCACTGGTCCCACTGGACCTGCTGGCGATGATGGTGGTGCTGGACCCACTGGCCCTGCTGGCCCTGCTGGACCGACTGGTTCTGCTGGCCCTGCTGGCCCTGCTGGACCAACTGGACCGACTGGCCCTACTGGCCCAACTGGATCAACGGGGCCAACCGGACCATCAGGACCGACAGCAGGAAACATTGACGGCAATTTGGTTCTGTACGCCGAAGGCTCAAACAACCACCGTGTGGATGTAAGGCAAGGGTCTGCGAAGGCTTGGCACAGCTATGTTGGCACAGGAACCGTAAGCACAAGTGACAGCTACAATGTCTCAGCATTAGCCGATCTTGGAACAGGGTCTTATCGCACCAGTTTCACAAATTCCACCAGCAATTCAGATTACTCTGTAACAACTTCAGCAAACTTTAATGACTCTCAATGTGACATTGCTGGGGTTGTGAGCAGAGCAACGACAAGTTGTGACACTGATTGTATGCACGATGATGGTGGCGCACGTGACATGGCAGACGTTTACCTTACGCTTCACGGAGACTTAGCGTAATGACTAAGCTGATTGACCGTATCGACTGGGCCAAAAACAACCTCAAGCCACACCGCACTGAATATGTGGTCGTCTACGAAGACGTGGACATGGACTGCGCTGCTGTCTTGCACCCAGACCCTAACTGCATGGCGGCTCTGATGCACGGGGGTATCATGCCCCCAGCATGGGTAAAGTTACAACTCAAGGAAGATGAACAACGTCCAGACTTCACCAGCCACCATGACTTCAACGGCCATTTGTTACACGAAACGGAGCCGATGGGTCCTTTGACCGAAGAGCAAGCCATCGAGTGGCTTGTTCAAGTCGATATCCCAAGACACATCTGGGAAACATGGAATGAAGGCAATAAACCCAAGATGGTGATATGTCGCAAATCACAACTGCCGCCCACAAGAGAGTGGCGCAACGCTTGGCGCATAGCCGCATAAACAGGAGAAAACACAATGACCACGACCTATGTCATCGACAAAGATGGAAATAGTGCAGATGCGTCTGCTGTCACACTACCGTCTGACAGGCACTTCCGGGATGCTTGGAGTTTGTCTGGTGACGTAATTAGTGAAGACCTTGCTATTGCCAAAACTATGATGAAAGAAGAAATTAGGTATGTAAGAAAAGCTTTGTTACAATCTCTTGATACTGATTACATGAGGGCTTTAGAGGCTTCTGCAGATACTTCTAGTATTGTAAGTTCCAAACAAGCCCTTCGTGATGCCCCTGCAACGCAAGCAATAACTGATGCTACCACAATTTCTGAATTAAAAGCCGCTTGGCCTTCGTGTTGCGGTACTAGCCCCTATGAGGATTAAAAATGAGAAATACGTGGCAAATGTGGAGTGCGGGAATATCTGAAGAAACCATTAAAGAAATAGAACAACAAACCGAATCAGTACCACAACAAGAAGCCACCGTATTTGCTGGGGCAAAAAGTATACCGGACGTTAGACGTTCTAACATTAAGTGGCTTACAGGAAACTCTTTTGTTTTAAACATCCTTTGGGCGTATGTACAAGAAGCTAATAGAAATGCTTTTAATGTAGATGTTTGTCAGGTAGCTGACATACAGTATACAGAGTATCATGCTTCTGAAAAAGGACACTACGGATTACACCACGATATAAATTGGGAATCAACTAAAGCATTTGATAGAAAACTATCGGTAACTGTTCAGCTATCTTCCCCAAATGATTATGAGGGTGGAAACTTTTCTTTTACAGAAGTAGAGACTCCTCCGAAGCAGTCTAGAGCCAAAGGAACGGTATTAATATTTCCTAGCTACCTACAGCATCAAGTAACACCCGTGACAAAGGGCGTTAGAAAATCTTTAGTCGCATGGTTTGAAGGTCCAAGATGGAGATAGTAACAGGTTAAATGAAGATGACAATGGAACCCGTACTCAAAACACAAATGGAACTTGAAGCACACGAAAAAGAGTGCGCCATTCGCTATGCTGCTGTGCAGGAAAAGCTAGAGGGTCTAGACAAGCGTATGTGGCGTCTAGAGGCGTTGATTATGGCGTCTACGGTGGGCGTGGTAGCGTTGATTATTACAGTTGTAATGAAGTTAGGGTAGGCGATGTCAGACGATACAGACGACAAAATTGTTAACATCTCTCAGGCGGATAAAGATGTTATAAAGCAGATGGAGGATCAGGCAAAAACCAGTTCTGAACTTCCAACTGGGGCCACGATTGATCCCGAAGATCAAACAGTTCAAACAAACGAGTTGCTCACTACTGCAGGAAAACAGATTGATTCTCCTACTGATGTTACTCAACCTACAGCTATAACTAGCACAGATCAAACTAAACCAACTACGTTTGACGCCGGTACCTTTGACGCAACACAAAAAGCAGGTGAAGTTGGTACGGCAGCGGCTGCAAAGGGCAAAGTATCCGACGAATCTGTGATGACTGCTGCACAGGGCACTGTTTCTCCCGAAGCATTAGCTACCGCAGCAACCCAAGAACTTGACCCGAAAGCAACTACTCGCTACCAACTTGCAGAGTTGTTCAAGGGTATTGAAGAGGGTGGCCCTCCCCCTGCGTGGGCTGCACCTGCTGTCCGTAAAGTAACAGCCGTCATGCAGCAACGTGGTTTGGGTGCGTCTTCTATGGCTGCAGCCGCTACGATGCAAGCGATGATGGAGTCTGGTATTCCTATCGCAGCCCAAGACGCACAAAAGTACGCCACTATTCAACTGCAAAACCTGAACAATGAACAACAGGCTGCACTGCAAAACGCAGCCGCTGTGCTGCAGATGGACATGGCTAACCTCAACAACAGACAACAAGCTGCAGTAAACAACGCCAAAGCGTTTCTTTCTATGGACATGCAAGACGTAACAAACGAACAGCAGTCCAACAACCTGACCTACCAGTCCAAGCTACAAGCGTTGCTGTCCGACCAAGCTGCCGACAACGCAGCCAAACAATTCAACGCAAAGTCAGAAAACGAAATCAACACGTTCTTTGCAGAGATGGGTGCGTCGATTGAAGCGTCAAACATCAACCGTGACATAGCTGTTAAGCAGTTTAACTCAAACCAAAAGGTTGCAATCGCACAGTTTAATTCTCAAATGGACGTTGCGGCAGACCAATTCAACGCAAATATGCGCCTTGAAATAGATCAAAGCAACGCCGTGTGGCGGCGCACAGTAAACACTCGTAACACTGCTGCACAAAACGAAGCAAACAGACAAAATGCACTGAACTTGTTGGGTATTCAACAAAACGCACTAAACAACTTGTGGCAAAGGTATCGTGACAAGGCTGCGTGGACAATGAAAATATCAGAAAACGCAAAGGACCGCGCACACAATGCTGCCATGCAGTCTGCAGCGATTGCTGCTAATGCAGATGCGTACGACACGAAGTATGATAACTACTTAAAACACGAAATAATTGATAAGATCTGGGGATAACAGATGAGTTGGCTTTCTAAACTTGTAGGCGGTAAAACATTGAAAATTGCAGCAATTGCTGCTGCAGGATATGCAGGTAGAGAGTATATATTTGGAAATCAAATAGGGTCTGTATACGACACTGCAACAGGAAAATACATACCGGGGGGTTACTCCGGAGGTAACTTTGCGGCTAAGACTTTTAATTACTTGGGTGTTACGCCGTTTTCTGAAACTAAGATTGGTTCATTTTTACAGCCACTTACCAGTAAGTATACTCCGGGACTTACTTTAGATCCCGTAGGGGATGCGGTAGCTGCAGGAGCAAGGGCTTTAACTGCTCAACAAAGATTTGATGCTATGCCCACTGCTGGGGGAATACAAGCTTCAGGAGTTCGTTCAGACACTAATTTTCAAGCGGGACAAGCTGGCAAGTTTCCAATCGGTAATAATGGGCAAGTTGGTACTGCTCTAGGCAGTGAGGCCATGAGACAATATCTTGCAAAACAAGTACGTATGATGGGCCTTCCTGTAGCTTCAGGGTTACCTACCGGTTCTTCTGTGTCAACGGCAGGATTAGCCGCTACTACAAGTGCAAAACGTAGGCAGTACAAAGGACTCGTAAGCTGATGATGGATAAAATTACAGCACTTGCTGTACCTCCGGGAAACTCTCTTACAGATGCTCCCGGCAAATGGCAGTGGGAGCAACCACCCCGGTTTCCAAATCCGGATGACGCTGTTGATTACGCTGTAGAGATGATGACAAACGGCCCTGTTCGTGACGACATGTTGAAAATGATGTTGGCTGGAATTACTGTGGAGGAGCTAGTTGAACAGCTTTCCTTTAAAGGATTTATGGCAGGAGCGTTTACACCTGACGTGGCAGAAATTATCAAGCCCGCGCTAGGAATTACTCTTGTTGACATGGCATTACAAGAGGGGTTTGAACCTCAAATGTTTGTTGACGAAAAACCAGTGGAAGGACAAGTAGAGGATTCTACGTTCTTTGAGATTGCAAAGGATAGAAACCCAGAGTTGTATGACGCCATGAACGAGATGATAAACAAAGAACAGCGTATGGCTAGTTCGAATGATGAGAGAGCTACCGTTACTTATCCTCAACAAAAACCATCTTCTGAGTCATTTCTTAACGTGCCCACAGAAAAGGTAGAGTAGTATGTCAGCTATATTAGAAATAGGACTTGCACTTGCAGGAGATTATAGGCAGAAAAAAGACCAAAAAGCTGCCGCTAATTTAGCCCAACAAGAGGCAATTCAAGCCATACGAAAACAAGAAGCTGCCATAGATCTAAAAAGACAAGAGGCTTCTTTTGACTTACAAAAACAAAGTGCTTTAAAGACGCAAGATGAAGCCATAGCAATTCGTAAAGAAGAGAGGGACGACCTTAGAAAGACTCGTGAGTTAAAAGTACACACAATTATGTGGGGAAAGGGAAACCAAATTAAATCTGTTACGTACGGTCCCGCACAATTACAATTACCTCCCGGAGAGGGATGGACTCAGTTAGCCACTTCTATTGGAGTTGAGCCGGGATCAACAGGGCAACCCTTCTTAAAAAATACAGACTATCTAGAAGATATTCCTAAACCGTTGTACAACGTACGTGGGACACCTATGACTGCAGATGAAGCTACAGCAGACGCATCAAGGCGGTTAAGCCCTGAAGCCATGCTGCTATTCGATCCCGGTATTTCTATCGGTGAGCGGACTAGGAAGAATGGTAACAGAATCTTCAACGATGAGGAGTACAAGCGTGTAGCAGGGTCTTTGCAAAAGACTGTTTTATCTGTTGTAAACGAGAATAATGAAATTACTACTGGAACTCTAGCTCAAGTTAGACCTATAGCTGAAGCTACAGGAAATGATATTATGGAGGTAACAACAGAGGTAGACAGTAGAGGCACTCCTCTAGGTCCATCCTCATCTAAGAAATTTAGCGGAGTTCCAGATCCTAACCGTCAAGAAATTAACATAGTCTATGATGCGTGGATTCCAACAAAGAGCGGAGGAACAACGCAATTAAGTAACGTGACGGAAGATGAACTCGACACGGCTCTTGCAAAAAGAGGACTCGTTCGGAGTGATGTAGCGTTCGAAGCACAAAAAATTACAACAGATAAGTACACTAACGAGGTGCTTGGCATCGACGTATTCGAACGATACACACCAAAAGATGTGACATTTGAAAAAAGCGCAGTTGACGTGCTATTTCCTGACGGATCATTTTTGTCTGACATAAGCCCTACAGATCTTGCCGCGCATTTACAGGTAAGAAGTTTAACCGAAAATCAAGTCACCGTTATCCCTAAAACACTAAAGTTTTTAAACGGTGAACCTAGTAGCACTATATCTGGCGATATAAGGTATCCAAGCGGAATTGTTCACTTCGGTTTTGTAACTGAAAATGGTGAGCGTAAAAGAGTGCAAGCGGAAAGTCCTGCAGCACTCAAGCTTATGTTTCAAAATAATTCTACGTACGAATACGGAGGGTCTGAAGAGGGAGCAGGTGCTGAAAGGAAAACAACTCCAGCAGATGCTCGTACTGACGTTTTGTACTTTGGTCCTAATCTTCCCACGGAGGGTGCGCTAGGAAGCACACTGACTCAAGACGAAAAACGTGTCGCCCTCTCGTCAAGGGAAGTTAAAGTAGATCCCGTAACTCGTGAAATCATAGACACTGGAGATCGAAAGAATACTGAATTCGCTTTACTGCGTAGTAAAATGAACGTGCCTTTTTTACTAGAAGGAACAGAAGTTCTTCTTGGGGCACCTAGTGACTTAGACATGCCTGTGCAGTTAGCACGAATGAACCTTAAACTTCAAGGATCAAACCTTCAGCAGCTTATAGACAACAATCAATCAGAAGACTACATAAATGCGTTTGGTCCGTTAATTTATGGGCATGTATCAAGCATGGAAGCTCAAAGCAAGATGGACACTGGAGTAAGTATTTTGGCTGGTAAAAGCGTCACTAAATACACTCTTGATATGTATCCAAACTTTGCAAAAATCCCCGGAATGAAAAAGTATCTGTTCAATATAGAACGACAAAAAATAGGCTCATCAATAGAAAGTATTACCGAACAATTAGGTGAAAATGCAAACCACGGAGAAATTCCTATTGTTGCGGAAACAAGCACAAATCCAGCCACTATGGATGATGACAACAACGCACCAACTCCCACTCACAACGGGGCACAGTCTCTTGTGATAGGATGCAATGTGCCCGGACAATATGGTGAGTTTTGTAAAAAACGCTTGATACCCATAATGAACGCTGTAAATTCTGGAGTAGCAGAAGAAAACAAAAGCAAGTTAAATCTACTCAACTTGATGAATAAAGAGTTTGGTCCGGACGGTAGGCCCGTAACACAAATAAATGAGAATGGGGATGCAATCGTTCAGATTAAGCCAGTGCAACCCTTAGTTGATAAGCTGATGAGTTTTGACAGCGAAGTTCTAGGGACGGATGAAACATCAGGAGCTAAAATTACATATCTTACCCGGTTTATAGATGCTGCAAACGGCAAGACAACAAATGCAACTGATTTTGAATACATGTCTAGCTACGTTACGGCTGCTGGTAGTTTAAATGACGCGGTGATAGGTGTTGTTCCGTTTATAACCAGCATACAAAGCACACAGCTAGATGGCACGACTTTTGTTCCTCCGGCACTAAGAGATGCCGCAAAACGAAACGGCATTGGTGAGTTTAGCACCAACATTGCAGACAGAAATTTTGTTGCACTAAGCGCAAAACAACTCAGCGCAAACAAGGTTATCGACTACTCCGGTATGTTAATTAATTCTTTGTACGATGCGGAAACGGGAACATATCGCGCATCCACTGGAGTGGGTGAACTAGAATTGACTGTACGAGGGCTGTTCTATTTGAGAGATGAAGCAGTATCTAGAGTTTCTGGATTCTTAAAAAATGGAAATGCTTCTGGAATAGCTAACACAATAAAGGACAACATCAATGAATACAAGGCCCGCATCCTAGAAGAAGCACGTGAAGTAAACCCAGCAGCATTTAACGAAGAAAACGCCCAAGCTCAAGCTGAAATTAACAAAATTATTGATGATATTGCTGAAGAAGCAGCAACAGCAGACACCGAAACAAAAAGATTGTATGCTGTTCGTCAGCTATACATCGTATCTCTTGCGTATGAACTGTCCGCAACGATGCAGGGTGGAACAGGAGGTCGTACGATATCTGACCAAGACGTTGCCATCATACTCAGTGCCCTTCGTCAAAAGTTTACGGCATCTCCTGAGTCACAGGTTGCTGTCCTAGAGGAAGTACGACGCATTGCTAGGGACATCAACACTGACATGGGTTTTCAAATGTCTCAAGATGAACAAACAGCAGCAGCGTACTACTTTGTAAAAGGTTTGTCCGCCGTTAACAATGATCCTCGCGGGTTCCACAAAACAATAACGGCATCATCTGTTGCGGCTAGAATTAGAGGCAGCAGACCCGGAGGAAACGTGGATGATACAGGAATACTCAACACGATTAACCTGCAAAACGGAACTAATTACCAAAGTCTAGACGAAGTTCCTAGTGATATTATAGACGCAGCCCGTGGGTCCATCGGTTAACAGGAAAATTTTATGGTAGATATCTTAAACTCCGCAAATCAAAACCTTCCACAACCTCCTCAACCAGAGGAGGAGAATACAGCGACTACTATTGAAGAGTACGCTGGGGAGGAGCAACTTGATTTACCAAAGCCTTTGCCGCTGACTGATCCAAACCCTGAAGAACTAGCCACGTCAGAGTACCGTCTTCCCGGACAGATGACAGGATTGGGATACCTTCCAGTCAGTCTAGAAAAGAAACCTCCCCTCTCTCCCGCGTTGACAGGAGAAGTTACAAAAACACTCCAAGACATGCCGTTCACTGGGGCTGGATTTACTACTCAACGTGAAAACGTAATAGACAAAAGCAAAGTACAAAATATTGTAACAGTCAAAGAAGCGTACGATGCTGCTGGAATATCCCAATAAGTATACGAAAAAAAGGTGATGAACGCCTCTGGATTTTTGGCTAGGGATACTACGGTAGCTCCAGATGCTGATGGTAACTACCCCATGAAAAGGTTTTCGTTTGCTCCGCTTGGTCCTGCTTCTTTTGCAGAACGAGAAAAACTTTTGAACAGCGGTCAAGCTTTGAGTCTAGAATACACAGCTACAAGTGGTACGGGGGAGCCTATACGTTCTACCGTAGCTATTCCGTTTGATAAAATTACAGAACAGTGGACTAAGCAGCCAGAAGAATTAGACTTGTTTTTTGAACAAGACTTACCTTTTATTGAAAAAGACAGTGGTTTACCTGACATTTTTGTGTCACGAGGAAGCAACAAAGAAACTCTCGACGCTGCGTTTGCAATGAAGTTTGTTGAATATTTTAGAAAACAAGGCATGAGCGAACGTAACATTGCAGGGGTACTCAAGCACCGCATATCCTTGAAACAACTTGTTCCCGCCCTAGAGGGCACTCCGTTTGGGTCAGCCATTGCATACGGGGACAAGAGTTTACTTGTAGGTTCAGCCACAGAAGCTTTACGCTTTGGTGCGGATGCTGTTACTTGGATGGTAGGCGAAGGATTTGAAGCCCTAACTCTGTGGAACGCCCAACTAAATTTAGAAGGCATAGGAGGATACAATCTTAGTACACCGCAGGGAAGAGAAGCTTTGTATGATCGGTGGTTGCCCCGTCAAGCTGGCATAATACAGGATCATTATGACTCAGTAGGCTTAGACGTTACATACGCCCACGCTGAACAACTGTCTAGATTTTTTTCTAGTCCCACCACTGCTCTTGCTACCATTGCCATACAAGAAAAAGCTGCAGGTACACTAAGTAGATTTGTAATAGGCTTACGTGGTGCAAAAGAACAACAAAGATTTAAGATATTTGCAAATGATATGCAAAAGAAATACAAGGATATCACTCCTGAAGATATTATTATGCGGTATAAGGCAAAAAGAAAACAAGAAGTAGATACACCTCTTGGGTCTTTTTCTGTAAAGAGCGACGTGATACACGACAAAATTTTAAAAGTTCCTTTGCTTGGAGTACAACGGGGAATAGCAGGAGCCGTAGATCTTGCTGCTAAACCTATAGCTGCTATAAACGGCTTTCGAACTACAAGCGCATTGAAGGCCGGGTTCCAATTAGAAGACGCCGCGTTACAGGTTGGAAAGCGTAACGAAGTAAATAGTTTTATAAGATACCGCAATTCAAAAAAAAGAGAACGTATGGCTCTTCGCAACAAGATTGATCAAAGCGGAAAACCAGCTTCAATACAAGATCAAGAGAGACTTGATGAACTGACACGACAGATAGACAGAAGCAGGGATGAACTCCGTAAAATTACAGCACTATCTGAAGTACCTGCGTTTATGCGAACTAGCACGAGTCTAGACGCCTCTATTATTTTAGGAGGTGCTGCAGGTAATATCATAGGCCAAAACTACGGTGGTGATGCTATGCTGTGGGAGTTTATAGGTAGCATGACAGGCATGGGTTTGTACGGCATGAGCAACGCAGGATCTGCTTTTATATTCGTAAAGGATATGCTTAGAGGAAGAAAAGATCTTGGAGTAGGTTCAGGAGACTTCATGGCCCTCATAAATGCAGTTCGTCTGGGCAAAAACATGAGAGGCATGGATGAAGATTTTGTGGCTGGAGTCATGGCCCGTGTTGAGTACTTCGATGGTTTATCTCAAGAGCTAGTGGGTAAGGGAGTGCCTTCTCAACTAACAATGAAATCAGCAGCAGGTATAATGAAGCTGTCCATACTGCAGACCTTAGAAGAGGGTATGCGTATGAATTTAGACGCTCCCGGAACAGCGCAGTTTAGTGATGCAATGGCAGAATTGCAAAATATTAAAAACGCCTCTGGGGAATTGGTTGCGGAACTCCGTATCTTGTTTGAGCGTTTGGGACAAAATGCAGAGGCTAGAACAGAGGGATCAGGAGTTAAAAAGCTATACGATACTATTGAAGCTGCACTGGAAAACGCAAACGCAAAAAACATGCAGTTGGAGGCCGACTTAGATTTCTTACAATCTAATGGGGAAGAGATAGCTAAAGCTATAATTACGGGCACTGAAGATGGTTTAGCACATAGCATGTCTGAAAACGCATACAAAAATATGCCTGATGTTATCTCCCGTTTAAAAGGAGAAAATATAACCTTTATCAATCCTCAAGATGCTTCAGCTATGAGAGAGCGTATCATCACTACGTCAAACTCTTTTGCAGCAGAAATAACCGCTAAACTTACAGGCACAATACGAGACATTTTACCATCAGCGTACAGGACAAAAACAACAGCAGGGGATATTTTTACAGACGCAAAAACACAAAAAGCTTTGCCTCTTTATGAAAAGCCCCACGATTTGTTTGCACTGGGCGTAGAAAATGCGTACTCGACAGCGCACCAACAAGCAGCACTACCATACAAAGAATTGAATGGACAAGTGTTTAAGTTATCACCGGGGCCAAGCGGACAAAGAGTAACTGGGGTAGCTACCGCTGACGGAGGTAATCTCCTTGATCAAATCTTCATTGCGCTAGGTAAAGATACAAACCTAGAGCTACTAAAGGCTATGAGTCCTGACGCAGTAAACGCTAGTAAAATGAACAAACTTGTAGGCACGTTGAACAATTCTGCAAAGGGTGTGTTGATTAATTTAGCAGCAAAACGAGGCGTAGAAGTAGAAGATTTTATAGAGTCCGTGCAAGCTCGTGCTGGAGATAATCTCGCAAAGAATGTGCCCCTAGAATTAGCCGTTGTAAAATTTATGCGTGATGAAAACCTAGCAAAAGGAAGAGACGTAGAAGTGTTTCCGCTAGATTTTCTACAGATAAAAGAAGCTAAAGAGGGGCTTGGACAACTTGCATTTCGTGCAGGTAAAGCGGGTAATACTGCAGCAGAGTCCGACTACTACAAGCTTCAAACAGCTACAGAAGAAACACTCAACAACTTCAGTGTAACAAGTGAAGACGGAACACGCATGAAAGTATTCGATTTATTTGCTACCGTAACCACGCCTGATGGGCGCAAGGTTGAAGTGCCTGTTCGTGAGGCTCTAAGAATTGCAGACGCAGGATGGTCAGAATTTAACAACAGGTTTAGAAACGGCAACCCCTTAATATCAAAGTGGATGGGGACTGATACTTTTAAGGGAGAACCAAGAGTTTTTCGTACTCCTAGTCCTGATCATCCCGGATCTATGACGTATGGCGACAATCCTCCGATAACTTGGCTAGACGTACAAACATGGTCATCCAAAAATTCTGGAGATGCAACCAAAGACTTTGGATTTTTAAAAGAGGCGATGGGCACATTACAAGAAGATGGAACCCGTAAAATTGATCTACGCACTGAGGATGGAAAGTTTGTAAAAGAGTCCCTTGCAGCCACGTACAGGGAATGGTTGTTGGGACAAATAGAAAATGGTCAGATGACCTTCAAACAGTTTGATCAGCTATCAACTAGATATGAACAAATATTTACGGGAATAGATGAGGCTGGAAATGAAGTGCCTCTGCTAGACACCAAACGTATATTTAGGGAGTTTACAGATATTTATGAAGAGTCTGTAGGTGAGCTTGCATTTAACGACGCACAAAAACAGTACAAGAAAGTAGCGGAAGAAAATGCAAAAGAAGTAACCCGGCAGGTATCTTTGGTCAAAAGAGGTGTACAAACTTCCGTAGATTTCTTGCAAAGATTTAGCCCAGAAAACATAGATGCAAGAAAGGCAGCTAGTGTTCTCATAGAGGGTGGTCCTGAAAGAATTGCTGTTCTTAAAAAACATCTAAAAGAAACTGCCAAGATGTCCGACGAAGAAGTAACGGAAGTTCTTCGCGCTGTAATAACTGACGCTATGGAGAACGCTGCTTTTACTCCTACAGGCACGTTCACTGCTAATACAGGAGCAAAAGGTATTACGGGAGCAACTCGTCTAACACCAGACTACGATTTAAATCTTCCTGAATTACGTAAGCTACTGGGGCTGGACAATCGTGACGTTGCACAAGCTGTGGAAGAAGCAGTGGGAGCAGACGCATACAAAACATACATGTCTGTGTTAGCATTTTTATCTGAAGAGCAAACCAAATTAGATAACCGCATCAGATTTACTGGCATACCTCGTAGTTTCTCAGTCGAAAGTTACATCAGTCGCTTTTACGCAATCAATAGAGGTGTAGTTAGCTTTAGGTATGTGGGAACTGAGGCTGTGTTACAACAAATGCGAAACAGAAATATGTCCATACTAACCCAAATTATACAAAATCCTAAAGTGGGTGAGTATTTTATGGAGATGGTTAGGACGGGCAAGCCTCTTCCATTTGAAAAAGAAAAACAGTTGTTTCAAATGCTCACTGTTGGTTTAGAAAGATACAACGCCACAAAACAACCTGAACCCGTAAGAATCCGTACTGACACAGGACACGAATTTACAATGGGCGCACCTACAGACGCTTTAAGAGTAGGTAGAACCGTAAGATCACGACAACAACTTTTAGAGATACAGGATAATCAACAGTCGGATGCACAAAGACTATTTGGAGCAGGTATGCCGATACAACCTCAAGGAGCAAACTAATGAAAACTTACACTAACGGCCAACGCAAAGGCATGATGTACGGCGGTGCTGCAAAGCGCAAGCCAATGATGTACGGCGGCATGACAACCAAAAAGAAACCCCGCAAGAAGGCTCAAGCGGGGGGCATGATGACTAGCACAATGACACAAAACGAACGTCAGAACAAGCGCATGAATATGAATCCCATGATGCCAATGATGGCTGGCGGAGGCAAGCTGAAAATGGTAAAGAACAAAGCCGGTGATATGGTTCCGTTTTACGCCGCAGACGGCAAAGGCAAAAGCTAAACGTACTTCGTTGACTTCTCCATAGCTTCATCTGACCAAAACTTCAAGTAACGCAACAGGGATGCTATTGAGTGCGAACCATCGTACTCTGGCATCCCCTTGTTCATTACACCCTCAAACTCTTCAGGCTTTACTGATTCACTAAGCAACTCGACCTTTCCGTTGGGAAGTAGGTTTGCTTCGAACTTAAACAGTGACGCTTTGTTTGACATCAGACAACTCACTAATAGGTAGATTATAACAATCGGCCTTAAACGTGAAACCGTTTGTGGGATCAATGTCGCCCCGTTTGTACTTTGTTGCCCTTGTGTAGAAGTCTGATTTAGGTATTGATCCCAATATCCACGCACGAGACGTGTCAGTAAGAATACGAACAAAAACATAACTGTCGCAGTTTTGGTTGGTCCCGTGTGCAGCCACCGAACAATCGTAGTGTGGAAAGGGGCGGGTGTTGCAGCGTTTTGTCTTTACGTCAATACGCTCCCCGTCCCTCACCAAATCGTAGTCGTAGGTGTTAGACTCGTCCGCACCCATAATGTCGGCTACAATTATCTCGCCTATTGCACCCACCACATGACTCAAGCTGCCTGTGATGCTGCCCTGTAGATTACCTACAGTGGCGGCTTTCTTTTTTGCGCGACTAATTATACTAGGCGTTATCTTCACTTGTATCATCTGTCTCTTCCAAAGATTTAACAAGAGTGCCCTTGAACATAGTAAGTGCAGCTTGTGCCTGTGCAACTCTCATGTTTAAGCTGCGTATGTTGTTTGTTACTTCTTGTATTTGCACAAGTAAGTACCTCTGGGTATTATCCAAGTCACTTAGTAGATATTCTTTGTCGTTGATAGTTACTACAGATTCTTCTTTATCTGTCATCTTCTTCGCTCTCCTGTAAAAATAAAAGCACTGCGTCTGCTTCTGGAATTTTAAACCACTCACCCTTACGGGCTTCTGCATTATCTTCAAAAATTCTGTGCATTACAAGTTCTTTTTCATGTTTGTTGTCTGTGTGTATTTGGGCAAGTATAGTGTAGTCCCTATGAGGGGAGGATGTTTGATACGTATTTAATCTGTCGTCTGCAAAACTAGCCTTACCAATTTTAACCCAGCCTTCCCACGCAGGATTGACTATAGCGTACACATCTCCTTCAAGCGTTTTATCTATCTTTTCATGTGACCACGCATGACTAAGGGATTTGTAGTTTCCGGGTTTGTGTAGGGGATGTTTTTTTGATATTTCTTTACCATTAACGTACATCCTGTTTGCATCTCTTTTACGAACAGAATCAGGGTTATCCTTGTAATACATAGGATTTCCTGTGTATGGATTAGGAGCGAATCTTTTGTTCATCCTTTTCTTTCACTTTCTGCCACTCATCCCACTGTTCCGACTTGCGTGGAGGATTGTAGATAATATAATCTACTCCCCGCTTCCACACAAGTAGTTTATTTTGTTTAGGCTGCATTGAGGTCTACCACTTCACACACCCCAGCAGTACACGCTAACTCCCGCGAACCTGTTGTATTGTCCTCACGTTCAAAGTCCGTAAGCCGTGACCAGTCAAGATTGACGTATGTCATACGATCTTTCCACTCAAGATATTCATCCGGTTCTATGTCTTGGTATGGTGCCTGTTGGTATGTGTGATCACTAAACGGAAGAAATGACACACCAGATGCCACGTCAAAGTTCTCGTACACCCACGCACCAACTTCCATCCACTCATCTTCTTTGACAGTAACAGTGATAGACGGTTTGTGTTCACACCAGTGCAGTGCGTATGTTTTCCACAACTCTAGCTGGTTGACAGCACTCATGTCTGTACGTGTCACTGCCCCCTGTGGTGACTGCATAGGAAAAGAAAACACGATAACGGAATCAGGCTTAGTTACGTCACGTTCTGCAGGTACACCAGAGTCTATAAGGAACTGGGTAAGCGGGTCTTTGGAGTCTCCGCGCACCGTACGCACGTAGTGTTTATTGTGACGAGCGTGTATACCACTAGCAGCGTCAACAAGCTGTGAGACGGTCCCAGATGGCTTTACGCAAGTAATAGCAGCGGACTGTGGTATGCCCAAAGTCTTGGCGTACACTTCGTTTGTTTCGACTGCAGTGTCACGCATCTCTTCTAACCACCGCTTACTGTCCACATTCTTTGACAAAACAGAGTGATCCATAATACCGGTAAGTGAAACACCAAGCAGACGTTCTTCTTCTGTGTTGTCCTTCCACACTTTGCGAAGGTATTTAAAATCAGTCAGGGTAGACTGTATAGTCCCCAAGATGGTTGCCAAACGAACTTTGCGCTTGAGGGTTTGCAGGGTATCGTGTTCCCGAACCACCACCTCTGACAAGTTACAGAACTGATACGGGCGCAGTATAATTTCACTGCAGGGGTTTGTACCAAAATCAATATAGCTTGACTTATCTCTGTGTGGGTGCATGGTATAATGTGAATCTGAATCATCAAGTAATGGTTTGTCGTGCAGTTTTCTACGACCATTTTTTGCAGCTTGTTTAATAGCCGCTTCACGATTAAAGATGCCACGCTCCCCAGACTTGCTATCGTAAAGGGACAACCACTCACGCATAAACGTACCCATTTCTGGTTTGGTTTTGTACGCTACAGAGTTGTTGGCTAGGGCACGTTGCCCCTCGTGTTCCCACCACTGACCGGACTTAGCGTGTGCCATTTGGTCGTCGTTTAAATTAGACAGACTGATGAGTGCGCTGCGGCGTACACCCCCAACGACCACTACTTCTCCTACTTTACACATAAGATCGTGACACTCTATTGGATACAGCTTACGTCCTTTTGCCTTTTTAAATGTGTCGATAGTGAAGTTGAACAGATCGACAAGAGGCTGCGGCCCAGAGGCACGTCCACCCATAACCTTTAGTCGTGCCCCTGCAGGACGGATGCCGTCTACGTTATACTGTGGTATTTGCCCAGCGTACAACAGCGCAATCAATTCTCTGTAAGCCTTCGCCCATCCCGGCTTGCTGTCAGCTACGTTTATTTCTGTGTTAGACTTACTAAAGTTGTCTGATACAACAGGCAGCTTCTCTACGTTTTCACGCTCAACAGAAAAGCCCACACCCGTGCCGCACATAAGAATGTACATGCACTCGTCAAACGAACGAGGACTGTCTACTGGTATGTAACTGCAGTTGTACCCACAGATGTTGTCTCGCGCTAAAGCGGGTCCAGCGGTCATCATAGCCCGCATGGATGGCATAATTTCCAAGTTCAACACAGCTTCGCGCAAGTCTTCTGTGTCTTCATCAGACAAGTCGTAGTCAAACTTGTCTTTGAGGTGAGACACCATGTAACTAATGTATCGGTCTACAGTTTCATCGTAGTTCTCACGACGACCTTCGTCTTCGATCCAACGGGCGTAACGTGACTTGTGTATGAATTCTTGGTAGGGAGTGGGCAGTAAATTATTCATTGTCTGTTCCTTCTTTTTGATTTGGATAATATACATAGACTACAGAATTACAGTGTGGGCAGTGCAGGTTAGTAACCATAACGTAGTCCTCTTCTTCTAGATCGTGATCACCGCCCCATATCAATTCGTGATTGCAGTGCCAACAATTCATGTTTTTGTTTCAATCAATCTGTCGAGGTAAAACTGCGCTTTTTTGAGGTCTTCAAGCCCGTTTTTGTATCTGTATCTCCAGAGATACTTGAGGATGTTTCCTTGCAGGTAGTGTTCAAAACCGTCGCCTGTCGCCGCCGCGATTGCATCAAGGCATTCGATACCTGCTTGATTGTAGTGTAGCGGGTGATTGACGTTATCATTGGCTTGCCCTGCTTTCTTCATGTATTCCTCATGTCTCACCGGTCATCTCCGTCACCGCGTATCGTACCCATAACTTTACGGGATTGTAACTTGTATACGTTCATCTCTGCAATTTGCTGTAACGAGTATCCTAAGTCATCCGCAAGAACGGCGCAATACCAAAGTACGTCACCCAATTCTTTTGCAATTTGATTGTAATACTCCGCATCATTACGTCCGTCACGGATGGTCTTCTTCACCTTGTCAGCAACTTCACCGGCCTCTCCCGCTAGACCCAGCGCAGGGTACACAATCTTAGCGTTCTCAGGATATATGGCGGTTTCTTTTGCTTGCCGCTGATAGTTGTTCAAGTTCCAGTTGTTCTTAATCATTGCACCTTACCAAAGTCTATCTTGACTATGTTGGTTCCTTCTTCATGCTTTACTGTGGGGCCGTCATCATCTTTAGTCAGACTTTCCTTGACATGATCAAACGCCAGCCGTGCCATACCTGCTTGCATTACTCGCTCAAAGTCAGACTCAAGCAACTCCATGACGCCGTTGATTACAACCGTACCAGCCTCGTAAAACTCTTCGTCTTCTTCGGCAGTGGTATCGTACGCAGAGATGGAAAAGCTTTCTTCATCCACCTTACGCAAGATAACATACCATCTATCGGGCAGCAGACTCGCCCGTTCAAAGTCACGCTCATCAATCGCCATTCTTCAACCACTCCTCTGGTATGCTACCTTCAGCCCATCTGAAATTGTAGCGTTCAGCCCACCTAGCATACGTGGTCTTGCTGCCTCTGTAAATCTTGTTTTGTGCGTTTTGGAAAACAAACCGTATGTCTAGATCAGGATGCTGTTCTTTGATTAGCTGCATCTTTACTCTGTCTGTTTTGTCAAGGTAGCCTTTTGCTTCGACAAAAATATCCTGATCTACAAGGTAGAAGTCAGGAGTGTATGTGCGTGGCTTTGGTATGTACGTTAGCTTGACGTTTTCGTATTCGTAGGGCACTGCCTTGTTACCCAATGAACGGGCAATGCCCAATTCAAAGTTAGAACGAAAGCCCGCCTTACTAGCAGAACTTCGTTTCATATTTGCATTCCTACTGACCCCATTCTTTTTATCACGTACCCTGCCACTTTTGGGGAAAGTTTTTCTATTGTGGTAAGTTCGTTTGTCAGATGATTCAGTGGAACGCATACAATAACTCCGGATTGAGACAATCTTCCTATCTTTTGTAGTTCAGATTCAACGGTAGTTATATCACGCTTCTCTGTGTTGGAAGATAGGTCACCCATGTTGGAGTAATTATCCCGCAACGTCAGCGGAAGCCCTCGTTCGTTTTGTCGTAGGTATACTATTTTACGCTCACCACCACCGCCCCTGTGGGCTTCAACGTATATGTGATGGAGTCCTTTGTTCATCTCCATCAACTCAACTTCGTAGTCACGCACAAACAAGTACGGCATATCACAGTTCCTTTGTTTTGAGGCGTGTGTACCAGACTTGTGGTGGCGACTTGGCTTGAGATGTTACACGGGCGTGTAGTTGTGCGTTTGGCCAGCAGTGCTGCCGGTATCCACACAGGTTGCACTCTTTTGCTAACACCTTGTTTCCAGTACGCAAAGTCTCACCCTTGCGTCTGTATGTTTCAAACTCATCGGAGTATGGCCGGAATGGTTCCACCTTTGGGTCTGTCAAAAACTTGACACGCTCTTCTGCGTCAGCCAAATATTTGGCACGGTCCTCATCTTGCCAGTCAGGAGCCTCAACCACGGCTACCTCACCACTAGACTTGTTGACTACAATCCACCCACCAAACGGCATACCAGTGGCGGCAG